CCATCCAGAACCTGGACTTCCTGCGTGAACTGATCGCGGCCATCCGCGACAGCGAGTACGCCGACATGGCGAAGCTCCGCATGCTCCAAGGATCGGGCATGGGTACTGACGCACTGACAACGAAGAGCGGAGACGAATGATGTTTTCGACTACGGGTGGCAAAGCCAACGACCCACGCTGGCGTGAGAACGGCGGCAGCTGGGGATACCGTACGCCCGAAGCAGCGGCCAGAGCCGGCAGCAGCCCCAGCATGCCCGCATACTCCCAGCCTAGCCAGCGAGCTTTCGGATTGCCGCAGGCCGGCCATGAGCGCACGGCCAATCAGCGACGTGCCGACCGCTCCGCGGCGTTCACTCGCATGCACGGCGGTTCGCAGCAGGCCGTCCCCATGGAAGCCTATCGCCCGCAGCAAAGCGCCCCGGCCTTCACTCCCGGCAGGGCGCAGTCCGTCCAGGCGCCGTCGCAAGGCACGCCCTATACGCCGCAACGAGGCGGCCCGCCGCAGCACAGGGATTTTGAAAGAGGCGGCTTTGGCTTCCAGGTGCCCGTCGATTGGGTCAACCCAACAACTGGCGAGAGGTTCACGGCGCCAAGCGGGAGCTACTCACCACGTCCAGGTTCAGGCTGGGTGGAAGCCCGCAGTGGATCGGGCGGTGGATATGGTGACCCGGATTCTGGCCGAGAAGAGTACGCAAGGACTGGTATTTGGAATAACCCAGAAGACGGCCAGCGATATCGGACGCACCCCGGCAACCTCACCGTGATGGTTCCGGAGCAGTCGGGTGGCCCCGGGCGAGCCCAAGCGCCGCAGCAGCAAGCCCCTCGCCCATCCAACAGCGCCTTCGCTGATGCGTGGAACTTCTCCATGGAGGGGAACGCATCTCGCATGGCGCCGGCTCGTACGTTCGGTGGTGGCGGTGCTGGAAACATGGCCTACATGCCGGACAACGCCCGGCCCGCTCCGTTCACGTCCTATGCCATTGGCCCTGATGGACGGCAGGTCAGTCAGCAGCAGTCATTGAACAACCGCGATGCACTTATCTCGGCGCTGATCCAAGACAACGCCCAACACGCCGGTCGCTCTGGCGTCTACCAAGGACGAGGTAACCCTCCTCCGGAGTTCATGGCGCCGCCTCCGCCTCCCAACATCCCGGCTCTGTGGGGTCAGGCACAAAACGCAGTCAGCAACGGCTGGGTGAGCCCAGCGGCAGGATTATGGGGTTGATCGGCAATCTGTAACTTCGTACACTAACGCCTCCCCCCGAGGTGCCCCATGAACCAGAAGTTCAACGTCGGTATCTGTACGTTCTCTTATGGCGGGAACGGAGGCATTTCCTCCGAAGTCCCGGACATCCGCGAGTGGATGACCCCCCTTGTCTCGGAACTGTCCCGAGACACTCGCGTTGAGAATATCCGTATCTGGAACCTAGCCGATACGCCCATCACCATGACCCGCAATCGCTGCGTCCTTATGGCGCGCGAGTTTGGCGTGGACGTGCTGGTGATGGTGGATTCGGACATGAAGCCCGACCTCCTGGTGGGCCAAGACCAGGACGCCAAGCCGTTCTTCCAGTCCTCCTTCGACTTCCTGGTGGACCACTACCACAAAGGCCCTTGTGTGATCGGGGCTCCGTACTGCGGCCCTCCCCCGGCGGAATGCGTGTACGTCTTTGAGTGGCGCAACATGCAGTCCAACAACGCCAATCCGGACTTCCAGTTGAAGATGTACGAGCGGTCGCAGTCCGTGAAGATGACCGGCATCCAGGAGTGCGCGGCTCTGCCTACGGGCCTGATCATGTACGACATGCGGGTCTTTGATCTGACCGAGCCCAAGACCGAGGCCGACAAGCCTTGGTTTTACTATGAGTGGTCTGACAAGTATGCGGCCGACAAGGCTTCGACGGAAGACGTGACGATGACCCGCGACCTCTCGCTCGTCGGTACGCAGAAGCTGGGCTACAACCCGGTCTTCTGTAACTGGGATGCCTGGGCGGGCCACTGGAAGCCGAAGTGCGTCGGCAAGCCGCAGTTCATCGAAGCCAAGGCGGTCAGCGAGAAACTGAAGGAGTCGTGGGCCGCCGGCTACGATCCGACCGTGAAGCTCGTAGACCTGAAGCCGAAGTTCTCCGTGAAAGTGAATGGCTGAGTATCGGGCCTGTGTGAAATGTGGGGTCAGCTACGCCCTCACTCCAGAGAACTTCCACAAGTCCAAGGACGGCTTCCACGCCCGCTGTCGGAAGTGTCGCAACAAGCAGGTCAAAGCCGACCGTCTGACCAAGAGTCAGAAGAAGCTCGTTGAGATTGAGAAGGGTGCGGTCGATCTCTTCATCGCCGCCTCCCGGGTCGGTGGTACGAACATCCCGCATTCCAGCGAATTGCTGGAGTGCATGATGAAGTACTTCGGCGGCGTGGAGGGTTTCTCGCGGGCGTTTATGAAGCAGTTCTTCGACGCCCCCGCTGGTGGAGCCTTCCGTACCAAACAGTTGGATTCCCTCCTGCGGTTGATCGTGAACAACACCGCCATGGGCGGAGCAAAGAAGCCGCTGGAGTTGATGACCGAAGAAGAGCTAGAGGCGCAGTATCGGCGGGACGTTCTCGCCGCCGCCCTGGCGATCAAAGTAAATGGCAAGCAAGCAAGGATAGAGAGCAATGGGGACGTGCGAGAGTTGCCGGTGGTGGCTGCGGGAACTGCCGAGGTCGATTCAGGGGTCGTGCATGAGGTTCCCGCCACAGGTGCATTCGACCGAAGCGATGGGGGTGTTTCCGAAGACGAACTCCCTGTGGACATGCGGGGAGTGGCACCCTCAGTCGATGAGGCAGGTGAATGAAAAAGCATCCGAAGATAGAGCTGCCTGACCCGCCCAAGACGGCTGGCCCTGAAGTCTCTCAGCACGCCCTCCAGCAGATGCGGGAGGTGCAGGCCGAGCTTGCATCTCGCCGCCTGGAGTCGTTGCGGCTCTATCGCCCCATGCCCCATCAGGAAGAGTTCCACAAGTGCATGGCGAGCGAGCGGATCGTGCTGGGTGGTAACCGAGGTGGTAAGTCTCTGGCCGTGGCGGTGGAGGCGGCTCGCGCTGTGACGGGCCAAGACCCCTACGGTAAGTATCCAGAGAAGGACGGCAACCTCGCCATCGTCGGCCGCAACTGGCCCCACATCGGGCTCGTCATCTATCCGATCCTCTTCAAAGCCGGGGCGTTCCGCATCATCCGCGATGAAGAGACGGGAGAGTGGCGCTCCATGCGCAAGGGAGACGACAAGGCCAAAAGCAAACCCGCCCCTCCGCTTATCCCGCCACGGCTCATCAAAGACATGAGTTGGGTGCTGAAGAACGCCGGCTATCTCAACAAGGTCGAACTGACCAACGGCTGGAACATCTGGTGCTTCTCATCTGAAGGCGAACCGCCCCAGGGCTATCAGGCCGATTTTATTTGGCTGGACGAGGATTTGAACAACGAGCGTTGGGTGGGGGAGTGCCAAGCCCGACTGGCGGATCGTAAAGGCCGCTTTGTGTGGGCAGCCATGCCACATTCCAAGAACGACGCGCTCATTGGTCTGTGCGAGCGTGCCGACAAGGCGATTGAGAACGGTGATGAGAATCCGATCATCCGCAAGTTCACGTTCCGGTTTTTAGATAACGACTTTATCGATGATGAGGAAAAGCGGAAGAACATTGAGCGGTGGAGCGCGCTAGGCCAAGAAGAACTGAAGATGCGCGCCGAGGGTGAGTTCACGACTGAATCCACCCTCATGTACCCGACGTTCAACCAGTCGGTCCACATTCTCCCAAGATCAGAACTGCCGGCCGGTCTGGTGCCTCCCGACTGGACCCGCTACGTGGCCATCGATCCCGGCCATGCGGTGATGGCGTGCGTCTTCGGGGCTGTTCCCCCAGATGAGAAGTTCCTGCTCATCTACGACGAACTATATATCCGGCAGTGCAACAGCCTGATCTTTGGCGAGCGCTTCTGGGAGAAGGCCCAGGACCAGCACTTCTACAACTACATCATGGACATGCACGGTGGCATGCTGCGTGACCTTGGGTCAGGCCGACTGCCCCATGAGTTGTATTCGGAGGAGTTGAAGAAGCGGAACTGCCGCTCCCAGATATCCGGCTTTGGATTCATGCCGGGGTCCGACGACATCCCGGCCCGCACTGCGATGGTCCGTCAGATGCTGCATATCCGTGGCGACGGGACGACGAAACTCAAAATCCTGGAAGGCTCCTGCCCCAACCTTCTTAGGGAACTGAGGCGCTACCGAAAAAAGACGACCACCGTCAACGGACAGGTCTACGTGACCGATGAGCCGCAGACCCGCGGCGAGGTCCACGCCTGTCAATCCTTGGAATACCTCTGTGCCTACGAGCCCAAGTACCACGCCCCGCCGAAGACCTATGGTCCCGAGCCGTGGTGGGTGAAGTACCTGTCCGAGAAGAAACGCCGCCAGCGGGAGTCCGAAGACCCTGCGTTGTATCTAGCCCCGAAAGGATTTGGAAAATGACCGACTTTGCTATGCCGAAGGCCGACCTGGGTGACTTTGTCCAGTACTACCGCCATGAAGGTGCCGAGCCCAACGTGGGCATCGTGACCTCCGTCTCGTCCCGCACGCTTACGCTCTGGGTCATCGCCCCTGGCTACGGTGGCGTGGAGCGTCCGAGCGTCCATCACGTCACCGATCCAGGAGTGGCGGAGTTCCCGGCCTGGAAGGAATACGGCTTCTGGGACCTGCGTAAAGGCAAGGATGCGATTCTCTCGGAAAAGGTGGCCTTGCTGGAGAAGAAGCTGGCTGACCTGGAGGGGAAAAAGGCCCGCTAGGACACTGATCCCATAGGAGAACCTAGATGGCCGACGAGAATCCCCTGCGCCCAATAGTGGCCACTTGGCTGAAGAAGATCGAACTAGCCAAGAAGCACAAGAAGCCCTTTGCCGATGATGCGGCGGAGGCTCTTGGCTTCTATGACAGCGATCCTGACACCATGTGGAAGGACTCCACCGCGCGTGGGGACAAGGGCTACAACAAGGGGATCGATGCCCCGCCGATCCGGTTGTGCATCAACCGTGTCTGGGAGGCCGTGCGTCTGTTTGCGTCGGTGATTCATCACCGCAACCCGCAGCGTACGGTTAGCCCGAAGGAGTACCCCATCGTCGGCCCGGCTCTCCTGGGCATCTTCCCGCAGCAGCCGGTCCCGCAGATGGGTCCAGAGGGTCCCGTGATGGGCCCTGACGGCCAGCCGGTGATGATGCCGGACCCCGGGATGCAGATGTACGAGCAGGGTCTTCAGCAGCAGCAGATGATGTGGGAGCGCCGCAAGGTGATCGCCCAGCTGCTGGAAGGCTATTTGAACTACACCCCCAACGAACTGAACCTCAAAGGCCACTCTCGCAAGGTGGTGGAAGAGGCGTTCATTAAGGGTGCCGGCGTGTGGTGGCACGAACTCTACTCCCCTTCTGGGTCGCAGGTGAAGTTCGCTGGGTCGTTCTTCGACTCCATCGACAACATCGTCTGGGACCCGGATGCCGATGAGTTTGAAGACATCCGCTGGGCCGCCCGCAAGCGGACGCAGCCCATCGATGAAGTAGCAGCGAAGTTCGGCCTGTCTCGCGAGGACCTGAAGGGACACATCGAATCCTACGCCTCCCGCACGGAGGAAGGTGAGCGTGGCTACGAAACCAAGCGTAAGAACGGCAAGACGAACGACCTCATCTGCTACTGGGAGATTTACTCCAAGACCGGCTTTGGAGATCGCCTGAAGGACGCCGACAAGGACCTGCAGGGTAAGTTTGATTCGTTAGGCCAGAACTGTTACATCGTCGTCGCAGAGGGCGTGGAGTTCCCATTGAACCTCCCCCCTGCCCTGCTCCAGGAAGAAGCCGGCGAGAACGGGGTGCCACAGAACTTCTTCATGGCTGCCCAGTGGCCAATTCCCTTTTGGGCAGAACCTAACGGCTGGCCCTTCACGCTCCTGGCGTGGCATGGCAAACCCGGCTACTCCTGGCCGATCTCTTTGATCCGTCCCGGCATTTCGGAATTGCGATTTATCAACTGGGCGATGAGCTTCCTCGCCACCCGGATCGCCACGTCCTCGCAGACGCTGATCGGTGTTGCCAAGGCCGCCGACCCAGACCTGAAGGCCAAGATTCTGGAGAAGTCTGAGAAGGGATTCAACATCGTTGAAATCTCGGAGGCGGTGGGCAGATCGGTCAGCGACGTGATCTCGGTGTTCCAGACTCCTGGCGTGACCCAAGACATGTACCAGATCATCAGCGAGGTCACCGCACTCTTCGACCGCCGCGTGGGCCTTACTGAACTTTTGTATGGTATGACCCGGAACCAGTTCAGGTCAGCTGCAGAAGCCCAGGTGAAGGCCGAGCAAATCTCGGTCAGGCCCGACGACTACGCGAACATTCTGGAAGACGCTCTCTCGGAGGTCGCTCGCAAGGAAGCCCTCCTCGCCCGGTGGTTGATCTATCCGCAAGATGTGGAACCGCTTCTTGGACCGATGGCTGCACAGGCGTGGGGCATGCACGTCCAGGGTGAGAACCCCGACGCGATTGTCCGCGAGTACTCCTACCGCGTCGAAGCCGGGTCAGCTCGTAAACCGAATCTCGCGACGAAGACGGAGAACCTCAACAACTTCCTGCAGGTGGCCATGCCTGTGGCGCAGGGTCTTCTTCAGGCTGGGCAGCCCGATCTGTTTAACAGCCTGATGACGGCCTGGGGTCAGGTGAACCAGTTCGACGTGTCGTCGTACCTCGTTCCAGCACCGCCTCCTCCGCCCCCTGGTCCTCCTCCGGGCGAGCAACCCCCCGCTCCACCTCCCCAAGGACAATAGCCCAGTATGGATATCCCCGTCGAAGTCCAGCGAGCCGGCCGAGAGGCGATTGAGACGTACAGGCGTGCCCTGCCCTACGGGGAACGCTGGGCCACGATGTGCGCTCTCCAGGTCGCCCCGGGCACCAAGGGCTCCGACCGGGCGTTCATGGAAGGCCGCATGAACAACCAGCAGTTGGATGACATGCCAGTCCAGTCCGCGAAGTGGATGGTCAAAGAAGCCAAGGAAGCCGGGATCAGTATCTCCGGCAAGTACTACTGCGGCGGGCTTGCCGACAAGCGTGGCTGGAAAGACCCGGAAGCCTGGGTGTCATCGAACGACGACATCATGCGCGTGGCCCATAACCGCCGGCTGGCTGTGGCGGGCACGGTCAATTACGACCCAGGCCCGGCCGCCCCGCAGCGCAAACTGATCAACGAGAAGATCGTGAAGCGAGAGGTCGCCAAGGAGCTTCGGAAGAACCCGGGCGCCAAGGCGGCGGATGTGCGGGAGCGCATCCTGGAGAAGCACACTTACAGAGCGAAAGGTCGATAATGAGTCAGATTGAAAGGTTCTTCTATGGTGCCACGGTCGTTGCCGCGTCGTCGGCTGCGTCCACCACGCCGCGTATTCCGTACGGCCGTTACTCCGGCGGCGGCGTCATCATTGGTAATACCAATGGCGCCACGCAAATCCGCTGGCATGCATCGGCTGGCCCAGAGGATGTGCCGGTTCAGGTGTTCTCCGATGGCGCTGCCGTGACCACGGCGGTGGTTGTTGGTGCCCACCCGATTCCGGAGGCGTGCTTCGGCTTTGGGTACGTTGCGCCGGTCATCGTCGGTGCGGCCAGCTGCAACCTCTCTGTGCTGGTGAAGGGATGACCAGCAGCATCACGCTTGCTCCCCGCAAGAAGCCACAGCCTGTGGTGCGGGTGACGTACACGCTCAAAGCCGCTAACGGCAATTTCCTGATCACTAAGGACGCCAAGAACATTACGGTGAAGTACTAATGCCAGACACATTCATCTCCCAGCTTCCGCTCTCCTCCGCTGCCGCTGATGCGGTTGTGGCCGCCGACAGCGGTGACGGCACCGTGACGAACAAGGTCACGCTGGCTTCTATCGCTGCGCTTGGCGGCGGGGCCCCTGCACTCCATGCGGCGACTCACGGTTCGGCCGGCACTGATCCCATTACCCCCGCATCGATTGGGGCGGTGGCAACCAATGACGCCCGGCTCACTAATGCCCGTGCCCCTACTGGCCATGCCAGTTCGCACGGGTCTGCAGGAACCGATCCCATCACCCCGGCGGCCATCGGTGCTGCGCTGGCCAGCCATCAGCACACCCTGAGTGCCGTCACCGATGCGGGGACCGCTGCCTCGCGTAACGTGCCGGCGGTGGGCAACGCCTCTTCTACTGAGGTGGTCTTGGGCTCGGACGGTCGGCTCATTGACAGCCGCGTGCCGACGAGCCACGCCACCTCGCACCGCAGCACGGGTGCCGATGCGATTACTCCTGTAGTCCTCACTCCATCGCTGACGAGCAGCCAGAACGACTGGTCCCCCGGCGTGGCGGATGTGGTCTACATCACGGCGAGCGGAGCGTTGAACATCACCGGCCTTGCGGCCAGTGCGGTGGATGGGTTCTGTGTTCTCCTGGTCAACGTGAGTGCGTCGGCCAACATCACGCTGGCCCATGAGTCTACCTCCAGCACGGCGGCCAATCGCTTCCGCTCTGCGTACGGGGCGAACTATGTCCTGTATGCAGACGGCGGGTCAGCCACGCTGGTGTATCACGCCGCGTCGTCTCGCTGGAGAATCCTGTGATCCCTCGCCGGTCGTTCGACCCACGCTCCATTGGCGGGCTAGTGCTGTGGCTGGACGACTCCCAGACGGCTAGGGAGTGGTCTGCCAAGTTCGGCTCATCGGCGGTGCAGACGGCCACGAACAACCAGCCGACTGTCTCGTCTATTGGAACTCGCCCGGCGCTGTCATTCGACGGGATCAACGACACGCTGTCGCTCCCGGTCACGACTCTCTCAACGTGGCATGCGTTTGCGGTAGTGAATCCGGCTACTTCCACCACCCAGACGGTGATCCATCTGGCATCCTCCGGGACGCAGTCGTTCACCCTCTCATCGTCGGCAGCGGGGCTGGCGGTGATCTCAGCTTCGGGCAATCCATCTACGTCGGCGGCGTTCTACGGGGTTGATGGAAGAATCGGTGCCGGCTGGTCCGGTGGCTCGCTGAAGAACTTCTACAAGGGACTGATCGGTGAGGTGCTGGTCTACGACGCCACTCTAAGCAGTCCGCAGGCGACGGCGATCACCCGTTATCTCTCTGCGAAATGGGGCCTGTAATGCAGCGCTATTACATTACCGCAGAAGCCACGTACGAAGCCCTCCGGCAGTCGCTGAACGTCCAGCTGGGCTATCCCACCGGCACGGCTAAGTCCATCTTCCAGACCGCCCTCCAGGCTCCCCGGGACGGATTCCGACGAGTCCTCCTCGCCGTCGATACCGACCTCCCCCAGTACAGCGCCATCCTCGCCGCCATCACGCCTCTCATTGAGGCGGATGCCATGGAGGAGATTGACGAGGCAACGTACGTAGCGGCCGTGAACAGTGCCGCATCTGGCGGAGGGGCTAGCACCTGGAGCGAGCTGACCGGCACGCCGACCACCTTGGCGGGCTACGGGATCACGGATGCCGCAGGCGTCTCTCATACGCATAGCGCAAGTCAGGTGACGGACTTCGCCACCGCCGTCGCTGCCGCTGCCCCGCCCGAAGTGCTGGATTTCCTGACTACGGCCCAATTCCCCGCGACCGGCCTCGCGTCCAAAATCTACGTCGCGACCGACGCCTCGCGCGCCTACCAGTGGACGGGTTCGCATTACGCCGAGATTGGCCCTGCGGGGGCGTTCCTGCCGGTTCATTCCCACGCGGCCAGTGACATAACGAGCGGGGTGCTGGATGCGGCGAGGCTCGGCAGCGGCACGGCTGACGCGACCACGTACCTGCGCGGCGATTCCACGTTTGCCCCTGCGGTGACTGCCGTCAACGGCAAGACCGGCGCGGTGCTGCCGGGAACGGTGTTTGAGTTCACGCGCACCTCTGGGCCAGCCGGTGCGACTCTCGCTGGTAGCACTTGGACATGGACGCCGCCATCCAATTGCACGCTGCTTGAGTTTTTGTTTATCGGTGCCGGAGGCGGTGGCGGCTCTGGCCGACGCGGGGCGGCTGGCTCGGCACGATTCGGCGGTGGCGCTGGGTCTGGCGGAAATGTGACGTATACGACAATTCCGCGCTCTCTCATTACGACAGCACTTACTATTTTCCTGCCCGCTGGCGGCGCAGGTGGCGCTGCTCAAACAGCCGATGACTCAAACGGCAACGCTGGCACTAGTGCGCAAACCGGCACGATAAATGCGTCCGGTGTCAACATGGTCATCGCGCTTGGTGGCGTTGGCGGCGGTGCTGGCACTACCGCTACTGGCACTGGGGCAACGTCTGGCGGTAACAATAACCGCACCTATGCCGGTGGTGCCGGTGGCAGTTCTTCGATCACGGCCAATGCCGCCAGCGGCGGCGGGGCTGGCGGAATTTCACCGTTTGGCGGTGGTGGCGGTGGCGGCATTAGCGCGGCAAATGTCGCCTACAACGGCGGAAATGCTTTCAGTTACGGCGGAGCCTTTTACTACGTTGCTGGTGTCACCAGTTCCACGGGTGGCGCTGCTTCAACGACTGCCGAAGGCGGAACCGGAGCGGATGGTCGCACGTTTGGGTACGGTGGCTCTGGGGGCGGCGCGTCTACCAACGGTTTCAACAGCGGCGCAGGCGGCAACGGTGGCGATGCTTTCCTCCGAATCACGATTTGGTGAACTATGGCACTTGCGATCCTCAACGCTGACGGCTATGTGGTCACGTTTGTCCGCGACGACGTTCCAGAAGGCTGGACACCGCCGGACGGCTGCACGGCGATCCCGCAATCGGAATTGCCTGCGGGATGGAAATACGCTGGCGTCGATCTGGCTGAACTCCGCGAGCAGCGTAACGAGCGGCTCTCCGCGAGCGATTGGACGCAAGTAGCAGACGCGCCCGTTGATCGCGCCGCATGGGCCACCTACCGCCAATCCCTCCGCGACCTCCCCAGCGTCTATAGCGGCGAAGGCCCGATCCCTTGGCCGCAGGAGCCAGCCTAAATGCCATTCTCGTTTCCCTCCTCACCGACCGTAGGCGACCAATCCACGCAGAACGGGCGCGTCTATTCGTGGACGGGATCGGCGTGGGAAATCGTCCCGATCCCGACGAGCGTTGATGCGGGGAATCTCACCGGCACCGTCGCCCTCGCCCGGCTCCCTTCGCTTCCCGCCTCACAGATCGGGAGCGGCACTCTGGGTGCGGCGAGGTTGCCGTTCGCCACGACGGCGCAGGCTACAGATTGGAATAGCACAGCCGTAGCCATGAACCCAGCACGGATGCTGGACGCGCTCACGGGATGGGCGCAGGCTCTACCCAGCACAGTATCCGGCGCGTCTGGCGGGACAGTAACCGCCCACGCCTTGCAGTGCCTAGCCGACTCTGGATCGACCGCTGGTGGCTTTGTGACTTTCTACACGAACTCTAACGGCGGGATAACCACGATGGTTTCGCCGCAGTCTCGCTCTGTGGATTGGACAAAGCGGCGATATTTTTATGTGCGAGTGCGCCGCGAGTCCGCGAACTCCAGCACTGGATTCGGAAGATTCACCTACGGCTATGCGAATTTCACCGCTGCTTCGGCTCTCCCCACCCAACGGTCAATCGGCTTTGAACTGCGAGGCACCACTTCGCGCCTGTGGGTGCTGGCGCACAACGGAACGGCTCTGACGCAAGTTGATACGGGATGGGACGCTACCGGCGGCAGCGACCTGCAAAATGAATATCTGCTGGAGTCCGCTGGCGGGACAGTGAACGTTTACGTTGACGGCGTGCTGCGAGGCACCGCGACGGGCGGGCCTACAACGATGCAAAACGACTCGGGCGGCGGATTCTCTTACCAAGTCGGCAACGGCGGCACCGCCGCACGCACTGCGTTTTTCATTTCCGCAGCGAGGTTCACGATATGAGATGCCCGCCCTGCGAATGGGAAGACCTGTGGGCTTTGGGTCTGCCGTTGGATAGCGGCATTACCTGCGAAGGTGCGTCGATCACCGTCACGCCCCAGCCTCCCCGTCTCGTCTCGCAACTCCTCCGCGAGTTGGCGGCGAGGCCCGCACCCGAAGGCGACCGGCTCGCGTACGTTCGCCACGTTCGCGATCTGCTCATGGGCCTGACGGACTACACCCAAGCGAACGACTCCCCGCTCTCGGAGTCGCAGCGGGCCGCATGGGCCACCTACCGCCAAGCGCTCCGCGACCTGCCGAGCGTCTACTCAGGCGAAGGCCCGATCCCGTGGCCCGTCGCGCCCTGAGTGCGCTAGGCCCACAACCTAGCGCAATTCGCTCTCGGAAATACTGTTGCCAGATTTGGCTATGCGCGTAGGCTCGGGAAATGGCACGGGTACTCATCGCCTGCGAATACAGCGGCAGCGTCCGAGAC